GTTGTCTCTCTCAAGGTGAGGCTGCAAATGAGCTAGCAATGTGTGGGGTCGGCCCCAAAAGCCTCCGGTAACAGCTCCGCCCAAATTTTTTCTATTCTGGCAGGGTAGGGCCTCATTTACTCTTCTAGCCCCAAAAGCCTCTCTCCTTTACTTCAGAGGAAGGGTGGAGGCTAGGGGCCCCAAGCCTCTCTTATCTGTAGAAAAAAATATAGACCAGAGGGCGGTATCCTAGCAACCATACCCGGATGTGTCACTGTGGTTAGGCCACTTCCTCTTTAAGTGGCACTTGTCGGAGACTTGCTGACATCCTGCTTTCTGTTTGTTTCCCTAAGAAACCGACCTAAAACCCTGTCGGAGGCCGTTGAGAAGATTCTGAATCTACTCAAGTAAGTCGAAATGGGAGCCGCCATTTCAGTTATTATTGATTTGATTGCTACCGCCACCGAACTGTCCACGGCGACCGGATTTACAGTTGAGGCCGTACTTAGTGGCGAGGCCCTAGCCGCCATAGAGGCCCAAGTATCAACAATTGCTACAATGGAGGGTTTAGCGGCTGAATCAGCCTTAGCTTCTATGGGGATTACACCAGAAATGTATGCCATGATAAGCACTGTCCCTCCAACAGTAGAGGGTATTATTTCTGGTGCCGCTGGGACAGCTCATATTCTTCAAACTATTGCAGGTTCAGCATCACTAACTCTAGGAGTAATCTCGGGATTTAGAGACCAACAAGTCTCTATTGTGAATAGAAACATGGCGCTGATTCCCTGGAGACCTGAAGAATATTGGGACGTGCTTTTTCCTGGTGTTAATACAATTGCTCGGGGCTTAGATGTAGCACATGGGTGGGCCCATAGTCTGTTCCAGTCTGTTAGTAGACAAATATGGAGGACACTGTTTGAGGAAACAAGAGCAGCTATAGATTATGCTGTTAGAGATGTTACTATCAGACAGACCCATAGATTACTGGATGGTGTTGCTAGAATGTTGGAAAACACTAGATGGGTGGTCACCAATGCAGTGGAACAAGGTGGGCAAATTGTATCTGATGCTGTTCAAAATACTGGTCAACTTGTACTAACCGCTCCTGGCGAGGCCTACAGAGGTCTCAGAAATTATTATGCTGAATTACCAGGTGTTAATCCGGCCCAGAGGCAGCAGATGCTGAGAACTATAGAAAGGGAAAATGCTCAGCAAGCCCTGAGGACTGAGGTGGGGCGGGATGTTCAATCAGTCACACCGTCCCCTAAGTCTTCAGGGTTTACTGAGTCTGGCAACGTTATACAGAGATACATGCCTCCTGGAGGAGCCATGCAAAGAACCTGCCCTGACTGGATGCTTCCTCTGATTCTAGGACTCTACGGAGACATAAATCCCACTTGGCATTCTGTTATTGAGGAGGAATATGGCCCCCAAAAGAAAAGGCGTCGCCTCCAGTAGCAAATGTGCTACAGTGTGTGGGAAACCATGTCCTAGACCAGCACCTGTGCCTAAGTTAATAATGAGGGGAGGGATAAGTGTTCTAGATTTAGTTACAGGGGAAGATAGCATAACTACAGTAGAAGCATATCTGAATCCTAGAATGGGGCAAAACAAACCTGGACAGGGAACAGAGGGGCAGTACTATGGATTTTCACAATCTATCAAAGTGAATGATTCCTTAACTGAAGACAAGGTTGCAGCCAACCAGCTGCCTTATTACAGCATGGCCAAAATCCAGCTACCAAGCCTGAATGAGGATCTGACCTGTGACACACTGCAGATGTGGGAAGCTGTTTCTGTGAAAACAGAGGTTGTGGGAGTGGGATCCCTGCTCAATGTCCATGGCTATGGCTCCAGATCACAGAGCAAGGATATAGGAATAGCATTCCCAGTAGAGGGCACTACCTACCACATGTTTGCTGTTGGCGGCGAGCCATTAGACCTTCAGGGCCTTGTACAAAATTACAATGCAAGTTATGAGGGTGATATAATCAGCATAAAAACAATTACTGGGAAGGAGATGACCTCGACCAACCAAGTGCTTGATCCCAGTGCCAAGGCAAAGCTAGACAAGGATGGGAGGTATCCTATCGAAATCTGGGGCCCTGATCCAGCTAAAAATGAGAACTCCCGGTACTTTGGCAATTTCACAGGTGGCACACAAACACCGCCTGTTATGCAGTTCACAAACACCCTAACCACAGTGTTGCTTGATGAAAATGGAGTGGGCCCCTTGTGCAAGGGGGATGGGCTGTACCTCAGTGCTGCAGATGTGATGGGTTGGTGGATCGAATACAACAGTGCAGGATGGCACTGGAGGGGGCTTCCCAGATATTTCAATGTGACATTGAGAAAAAGATGGGTGAAAAACCCATACCCTGTAACCTCCCTGCTGCAGTCATTGTACAGCAACATGCTGCCCAAAATAGAGGGGCAACCAATGGAAGGTCCCGAGGGCCAGGTGGAAGAAGTGAGAGTATATGAAGGCCAAGAACCCATCCCAGGGGATCCCGATATCAATAGATATATTGATAAATATGGGCAGCAAAGAACCAAACCTGACATTCATATGAATTGAATAAACTTTATTGTTAAATCATTCAAGGGCCTCCTCCACTTCTTCAACAATCCCCTTAAGTGGGTCATCTCCATTTTCAATATTTAAGCACATATCAGCAAAGGTAGTCATTCCACACATGTCAGACAGAAGCTTCTTAGCATCCTTAACAGGATCTTGCAGAGAGGGGACAAAACAATCAGAGGGAACCTGCCATAGTAATGCCATAAACAGGGTGAGACCACTTTGACACACCCTATATTTGTTCATCCTTGGATTTTTCTCAAGTGCCTGAGCCAGATGTGGTTGCACAGTAAAGGTGTAGACATTCTGGAACCTGGCAAGTAATGTTCTTGGAAAGAAATACTCATTAGCTGTAACAATACAAGGCGGGAATATCTGGGATCTCTTGTTTACATGTTTTTTCTCCAGATTTACTTTTACACTTCCATCGAGGTGGTCTCTAAGGTTATCCAAGTTGCTGACTCCACTTCCAGACTGCAGGTCCTTATCTCTATCTCTATTAGCTACCTGTCCCTTTACATCTTCAAAGCAGCATGCAAACTTATCTATTGCACAGCCAAGTTCAAAGTTCAACTTATCTGAAGGGCAGTTTACATTGAGACAGACACCTCCAACTAAGTGCATAATTGCTGCAGCAAGACTAGTTTTGCCAGAGTTAATAGGCCCCTTGAACAGAACATTTCTTTTCTTAGGGATATTTTCTGTTAATAATTTCAGGATATCCAGCAGCATAGAATCAAAGTTAGTAAAGAGACAATTATACCATGCAACTCCTGCAAGATAGATAAACCGATCCATGTTTCCTAGATCATTGAAATCTTGAAGAAACTTCTGGAATCTGTCTGCAAGTAATTCTTCTCTTGTGCATTCTAGTACTCTAAGCCTTTTCTTAGCAAGGACATTGTCTGCAGCTTGCTGACATATAGATTTCTGCTGTTTGCATTGGATAAATAGATCAGCATTGTTAGCATGGGTAGAGTGGTACTTCCAATGTACCCTTAGTCTAGGTATTTGCTCACTGCACTTCCTGCAAGTAGTTTCATCCTTTGCAAACTCACAATAATGTCCCATTATGAGTAGGGGATCATCCAGGTTATTTTCAAGAGCAAACTGGGTAACTAACTGCCAGTCAACCGTCTTCACTTCCTCTTTCTCATCTGTGAATTCGAATTGGTAAATCCCCGGCTTGTTTTCTTTCACAAGAGTAAACCCATTACTGTTAGAACTCATAGAATTATAACATTCCAAAGGTTTAGTAACAGCTTTGCACAGGAGGAAGCTAACAGTACAAAATCTGCAGCAATAGCTCTTTACAGCATTGACTCTGTGTTTTCCTGGTGTTATTATCAAAAGCAAGCTATCACCTTTAAAGCTAAATAAGGCCTTGAAATCTGGATTGTACTTTGCAATGTTATCATATAACACAGTTCCTTTTTCTCCTGTTGTATAGATCAGGAAACTATTTTGTGTCTTATTAGAGTATATAGCATTAGACACAAAGCTCCTAAGCACAGCAGGCATATCATCAGGAGTATGCCTATTAGGAGGCGGTTTCTTTGGGGTGGTCTGGGATGACTGGAATTCTCCCTCACTGGCATTAGTCTCCAGTTCCTCTGTGGAGTTGTAATACGAACCAAAGGTGGACTGGGAGCCTCCGGCAGGATCTGAAGGTATATTGGTGATATCAGGTTCTGGTATATGGGCTCCTCTCCCTCCATTTCCTGGTATATTGGCTCCTCCTGGTGCTGGTGGTTGATCTCTGCGTAGCTGCTTTCTTCCATGGTGCTCCGGTCCATTTGCATGTACACGCTTTCTGCTTGGTGGTGAGGGCTCGAGGGCGGTACTGGGCCCGGGTCTGGTGGGTGTTCTTGGAGATCCTGGTGGGCTAGAGGATATAGAAATAGGGGAGGCGGGGGCAGGGGTATCATCCTCGGATGATGATCCCAACTCCTCACTGCAATAGAGGTCTCTCTCCCACTTCTCGAAAAACTCCTTCCACCACTTCTTCTGATTTTCACTGAAGCCTGCTGACCCGTAGGAGAATGACCAGTAGTGTCCAGTCTCGGGATTGTAGAACTGCTCAGGAGGCTGTCTGCTGGTAGAGGGATTAACATCCTGTAACAAACACAAATTATGCACACTTGTAGAAAGGAATATGTCCCCCCATTTAATACTTACCTACTGCAGGGTTGTAGATTTGGTGCACATCAATGTCCAGCCAATCCACTGGGATGTCTCCCAGAAATTCAGCATATAGGACCACAATGAAATTGTTTATTGGCAGCCCAAACCACAGGCTGAAACAATCCAGACAGTAGCATTCACCAAGAACTAGACATGGAGCAAGGCAGGCTTTCTTTAGGCCTCTGTGCTGGCGTCTCAGAGTGCATAATATGCAATTACATGTACTACAGGCCTTATTCTGTAGACAGGTAATGGGCATTCTGCAAAGCCGACGGGAATAATTACCCCCAAATGTTTGACGGGTTGATAGCCACCAGTCGCCTTCAGGTAGCCTCCTTACCTCATGTCCTCCCAAGTTAAGTCTCACTTGGTGAAGCCCATGCTTGAGCTTAGTCCACAAAGTATTCAGCAGTTGCATTAATAGAGGGTCTCCACCTTTATCAGGATGGAATTTTAGACTTTGTGCATGGTAGGCTTTTTGCATGCGACCAAAGTCCCCCCAATATTGACCATCTAGGTCCAATAGAGCCAATAATTGGCTTTTTTCTTCTTTTGTAAGTATCTTATCCAT